GAAACAGGGGAAGGTGTGTACACCACATATGGGACATTTACATTGGATAAAAATGCATTAATAATACATGAATTACCAATTGGTAAATGGACAGAAGATTATAAAGAGTTTTTAGAAAATCTTGGAGAAGATAAGATTATTGCATATGAAAACCATAGTTCAGAAACTAACGTAAATTTTATTGTAAAACTAGATAAAAATTACTCACAAAAGTTGTGTGCTAACAAGACTTTGGTATACAAAGAGTTTAAATTATCTAGTAACCTTAGCATACGCAACATGCATCTATTTGATGCAAAGTGTTGTATCAAGAAATACGCAAGTCCTGAAGAAATTATATCAGATTTTGTAAAAATAAGGCTTGAATATTATGACCTTAGGAAAAAGTATATACTTAACGACTTAACCCAAAAAATGCTTGTATTAAAAAACAAGGTTCGATTTATTGAAATGATTATTCTTGAAACACTTATAATTTTCAAAAAGAAGAAAGATACAATAATATCTGACTTGAAGAAGAACAAATTTGACATGTTAGATGATTCATACAATTACCTCCTAGACATGAAGATACACTCATTTAGTGAGGAATCGATTAAACAATGCAAAAAAGAATTAGACAAGGTGAAAACAGAATACAAAAATACATCAGAAACAACTGTCCAAAAAATGTGGGAATTAGATATTTCATAATTTATTAAATGTTCTATCTTCAATATGTTATATCATGTTCAGCCTTGGCTCTTATATATATAAATACATCATGTGATACTGATTATTACTATGGTTTCACATACATTATTCTATTTCTTGTACCATTTGTAAACTATTTGAATGTGTATGTGAATTTGATACTATTTAGCACAAGTGCATATTACTTCATCTATGAGGCAAAAATTATGAACAACGCTTTTTGTATTGTTAAAATAGATTTGCCAAATTTATTGAGATATGCTATTTATTACCCATATGTATTAATAACAATAGAAAATATAAATGAAGGTTATAAATATCTTCCATATTATGCAGTTATATCAAATTTTGGAAACATTATCGATAAACGTTTGCATACAGTGATATCACAACAAAATTTGGTTGTAAAAATAAGTCCGATTATATTATTTGCATTATCTTGCATTCTTTCGAAATTTATAAAAAAACCAGTAGATGATGAGTTTAATGAAAAATTATTAAAAATTCGTAAATTGATAGTTTTATCTTCCACATATTTCCTAGCAAATATTACTTTTCAAATTCAAAACAATTTTTTAAAACGTTTTGTAAATATTTCAAGTTATAATTTATTAGTGTATCTAGTTGCTATTGCAATATCATTTCTCATATTGTTTTTGAATAAAAAAGGTTTTCGAATAATTCCATACAGATTTTCTTCATTGATTCCATCAGTTTTATTTTTTATAACTTCGGTTGTTCTAAATTTAACAAAATACAATATTAAAATACATGAATATGCTTTGAAATTGATTTATATGATTTCTATATCTAGTATATACTTGTTATTTGACACATCAAGATACTTATTGTATGTAATGAATTCATCAAAAGTAATAAAATATCATATAGCTTGTGATATGATAGGTTTATGGGTTTCTACAGTAACTCATCAATATATTCCTCTAGAATTCAGTATATTGACATCAATTTTATGGATAAGCTTAACAATGTATTCATACAAATATTATGAAAAAGACAAAAAATCTTTAGAATGCATAGATATACTAAATACACATATTTAAGAATGATATATGTATTTATATTATTATGGATAGTGATACTGAATCTATTACAGAAGGTGCATGTACACCAGAAACATTTAAAAATTCTGTAAAAGAGTATTTAGCTATTCAAGAAAGATTAGCTGATATAAGAAAAGATGCAGCTATGTTAAATAAACGTAAGAAAAATCTCACAAATACAATTTTGACATTTATGAAATGTCATGAGAAAGAATTTTGCAATATAACCAATCAAGGAAGTCTCATTATGAAAACTAACAAAACAAAGCAAGCTCTAAAAAAGGAAGATATAGAACAGTTACTTCAAAAATATGGACATACCGAGGAATCATCCAAAGATATGGCTGTTTATCTTTGGTCAAATAAACGCGAAAAGGAAACACAAGTGCTTAAACATTGTAAAAATCCATTATAATTTTTATTTTAAATTACATATGATTAGAGTATTACATCTAAGTGGTGGAGGAGAACATGGCATTTCAATACTCGGTGCATTGAATTGCCTTGAACATAAACTTGAAATTTGTGAAGTAATTGGAACTTCAGTAGGAGCACTTATAGGAACATTATTAAGCATTTGTACTATAGATGAAATAATTTCATTATGCAAAGGATTAGACTTAGTTAATGAAGTTCATATTGAAACTTTATTTGACACTTTTGGAATATGTGATACAAAACACATACTGTCACTTGTAAGTAATATGATGAAAAATAAAATGAAAAACGAAAATCCATCATTTAAAGAACTATATGAATACAATAACATATATGTATCAATAACAGGTACCAATATATCCTTACAAAGAGGAGAAATATTTAATATTAATAACACTCCAAATATGTCCGTATTAAAAGCCCTTGAAATATCCATAAGTATACCATTATTATACGAATCTGTTATGCATAATGGATTTATATATTCAGATGGCGGAATAACAAACATGTATCCAAGTGACCAATGCAATATAACAAAAGAACTCAAAGCTGAAGAAATTTTGAATATTTATTGTATATATGCCTATCGTAAAATTGATGACTTAACCAGTTACATTCATTCTTTAATAGGTACTTTATTTTCTGGAACCAAGCACTTGAGTTGCTCAAATACAATTACCATAACTAATAAGATAGAATATTCAAGTTTTCAACAACTTTATGATGAAGGTTATGTTAAAGGAATGGAATATTTACGCAATATGTAAATCAAAAGTAATTGGTATATCCCTTACCTGAGCTTTATATTGCTTTATAGTTCCTTTAATATTGCATATATGAACAAGCTCTTCTGACTCATCATCTATGCACATCATTAAAGAATTTATTGGCATTTCGTTTACATTTATATCTGATAAAAAACGTAATTTTTGCACCATTCCATTCTCTTTTGTACTTAAAAAACTTTCTTTAACAGAACACGTAATTGACTTATCACTATCAGTATATGCGTTTGTATCATGTTGTCTTTCATATAAACGCTTAATTTCTCTACCTTGCATATGAATATCACATGCAATTCGCGAATCATGAACTACTAAATCATTTACATGCAATTTTCGAGCAACAATAACATCTTTAACTTCCAAGTTTTTAAAACAAGCATCTTTTTGCATTATTATATATATTATGATATGTATTTCTTAAATATGATAGTCATTATTATATCATTATTCATCAATTATAAATTATTTTTACAAATTCAAAATGAAAAAGTTTACGTACCAACAACACCTGTTGAACACACAAAATACGTCAATAAAACTCAACGAATAAATATAAATACTAGACCTGTGGATTCATACACACAAATAGGTTTATTATATAACGATTTAACACGTCTTCCTTTGTACGGACGACAAACGTACAGAGGTTCACATATGTGGAACTATTACACAAAAAGCAATGAAATTGTTGTTCTAAAAATACCGATTATAATAAATGAAAGAAATTGCGAAAACAAATATGGGTGTAAGGAAATATATGATGATGATGAGATATATATATCAGAATATAATCAGACTTTTAAGGTTAGACTTTATGAGAAAGTATTTCCAATTCATTAGGTTTAATGTCTTCAGAGATATTTGTTAAAGTTCTAGAATATGTGTATTTGCTATTTGGTATATTTTTGTCAGGCCTTAAATTGATTACTTTCCAATGTTTCTCTTTTACATACTCACATTCTACAATAACTTCATAATTTAATATAAAATTATTAAAATCTAGATAAACTTTCATCTTTTTCAACTCTCCATTATTTTGCAAATATATTTCTTTTTCCTTTACCAAAAAATCTATTGTATTCTTTAACTTTGGTTTCCATTTATACATATAATTATGCGTCCCTTGTATTATACTCTTATTTACAGGCATTATAATTAATCCATCTGAATCTATTTTTGATAATTTATCAATATCTTTGAAATCAACGAATTTTTTCACTTCCATTTCAAAAGGACTTTTGGTTATACTTTTAATAAGTGTTTCACAACCATCCATCCGTGTAAAAAAATCTTTTGTTTTCAAATTTGCACCATTTATCATAATGCAATCAAACATAATGAGCTTATTTTTTACCATTTCACAATCTAATATAGTTCCAGTAAAGCATTGTACATTACATGAAACATTTATTAAATAACATTTCAAATTCCTATCTATCAAACAACATATGTTTTTCTCTTTGTACTTAATGAAGCACAAAATATACCGAACACCATCATTCTTGTTTGATACTACATATTTTTCACTTTTTATATGTTCAAAATGTTTACGCTCAATAGAAATAGGCTGTGGCCCTGGAAACTCTTCATTCTTTTTTGCATCCCATGATTCGTTCACATATTTTATAAATCCTTCTTCTTCATATACTAAGCATTTAACACCATTTATATATATTGGTTCCATATTACCTTTTATATTTTAGTATTGCTTTAATATACTTAAGTAGAATGTGAAATTATATATTAAAAATGGATCGTTCAATAATAAAAAGTGTACAATTTGGGTTATTAAGTTCAGAGGATATTAACAAACTTTCAGTTGTAGAAATAACTGCACACGATGTTTATGATAAAGGAATTCCTAAATATGGAGGACTTTCAGACCTAAGGTTAGGAACAATAGACAGACATTTTAAATGTTTAACATGTAATGGAGATGCCTTAACCTGTCCAGGACATTTTGGCCACATAAACCTAGCAGAGCCGGTGTATAATATATGTTATGTTAAACATGTTGTAAAAATATTACAGTGTATATGTTTGTCATGTGGAAGTTTGAAAGTTGAAAATATGAGAAAAGTTTATAAAAATAATAGTAAACAATTCAAATCAATATACAATTCTTTAAAATCAAAAACAAAGTGCAATATTTGTCAACACATACAACCAAAAATAATATCAGAAAAACATGACATTTTTATTGAGAATGATGATATTAAAAGTTTTATAAGCGCCAAAGAAACTTTGGATATATTTAATAAATTATCTCAGAGTGACATTAATATAATGGGTCTATGTGAATCAAACCATCCTCGAAACTTAATTATTACTTCTATAGTTGTCCCTCCTCCTCATGTTCGTCCATCTGTTATGATGGACACATCAATAAAATCACAAGATGATTTGACCCATAAATTATGCGAGATTGTTAAAACAAATAATCTGTTACTAAAATATAAAAAGACTGAAAATTCAAATACAGAAACCTTATCAAACGTGAGAGACCTTTTACAATACCATATAACAACCTATATCGATAATGGAATACCTGGAATTAGTCAGGCTACACAACGAACAGGGAGGCCTATTAAAGCAATTTGTCAACGCTTAAAATCCAAAGATGGACGAATAAGAGGAAATCTTATGGGGAAACGGGTTAATTTCACAGCTAGAACCGTAATTACTGCAGCTCCAAACATAGATTTAGATGAGTTAGGTGTTCCATGGATACTTGCAAAAATATTAACGATTCCTGA